TGCACGTTTTCTTTCTTTAAAGCTTTCTTTCGAACTTGGGGGGTGTGTGGGGTTTTCCTATTTCCGCGGATGCCGGGGAAAGAAAAGGAAAATTTTTGGGAATGCTTAGTGTTTTGCACCAAGGGTTTTTAAATTTTTCTGATGTTTTTGTTGTTTTTTGTTGTTTTTTCTTTTTATTTAGTTTTACTACGCAATTGATTTGTTGGTTTCGACGTTGCTGGGGGTTTGTTCGACTGAAGTGATTGTTTTCGTCGATCCGAGCGATTTTGAGAGTTCGTAACTGCCTTGTCAATTGCTTTCTGTATTCCAAGTGAAGCAAGACCCGCTAGGGGGGAAGCTTCGGGTGCAATGGCCTTGAGTCCAGTGCTAACAACGGATGGTACCGCTGAACGCAATGTTTTCAAGATCATTCTCCACCACTCACCTGCATCATTGAAGGAAACCGGTACACCGGCTTTCATCTGACGCACGCAGTGGTCGTAGCAGCGCAAGACCATAGGGTCATATTGCGCAGGAGGGGAACACAGTGACAAAAGGTCAGGGTTAGCGAACGTGGGGGCAACTTCTACATAGAATTTCATTGTCAGTGTGAGAACAGTAGATTCATGAAGTCCAGTGAAGAATGCGCCAGACGTTTCGATTGCCGCACCGCGAACCATCAAAGTGGCATTATTCGTGCCATGTTGAAGGATCGCGTTTGAGACAATACCACCAGTGGGGAGGTCACCGTCTGCAAAGGGAAAGGCGTATAGACCAGAATTGATGGGTTGAAAGTCCATGTCTTCTGAGTCTAATTCCATTCGAAATGGGACGAGACATCCTTGTGATGCTGAGAATGTGTGGGAGTTGCGAAGTTGACGTGCGTGGTAAGCGGAGGGTGGCAGTCCGCGGCCTCGACGGATAGAGGCAGGTCCAGTATCCAAGGAGCTGCGTACAAACGTTCCTGCGATTGCCGGGCGCGTCAACTTCTGTGGCATAGTATAAGTGGTCACCGAACCAGACTTATATAATTCAGCGGTGTCATTATGAACTTCGAAACCGCCTGCAATAAGCCTGGACATTGAGGACAATCCTTCGCCGTCTGTTCCAGAAAACGAATGGTATTCACGAGTGCCGAGAGGATCAGCAGCATCGAAAGCACCAACGGTTACTTCTGTACTTGGATATTGAAGAATGTTGTCCTTAGAAGTTGAAACATTGATGGTTCCCATTGTAAACGCAGCCGGAGAGGTTTCCATGTCAATATAGTCTGCGCGATCTGCGAAAAAACTTTTGACATGGGAACTACTAAGGGTGTGATTTAATGGAAGCGTAGCAATGTTCGCTGACCAGGTTTCACCTGGTAGTAGACCAGCTGGTTTGGTGATCGTATGGCCCATCTTGATATACCTCACCGCCGTGGCTTCGGAGTATCTATCCGGTAATCCGGCGATAGGTACTTCGTAGTCATGGAAGGGATCAGTTGCAAGGATGAACCAAGGATCATTCGTGACGCGTTTGTAATCTGCTTGTGTAATAGAGTGGATGTTTGATACAGTCATGATTCTGATGTGCTCAGTTTTGTTCAAGACTAATAAATTTGGAAAACAAATAAATTTTTAGTTCGGAAATTGAAAGCCCGTAGTCGGCATGGAGGAATGGGACGGGCACCCTAAGACTCCATATGTGTAACAATTACACATCCGCATGACCCAACAAAGGGTCAGACGCGCCTAACAGCAATGTGACGGCATTTGACTTACGCAACTCTCTCATCTTTTGACGTGCCTGTTTGTTCACCGTGAAGTATAAATACAACATGATGACTACAAGCTGACGAGATGGTATTGAAGTATCCATACGAGTATCGAGAAGGAATGTCCGCGGATGATCCACGTCACAGATCTTGTCCCATACATAAGAACGTGGGATTACGATTGGTGCGTAAGGAAAATTAGACGTAAAGACCAACGTCTTAAATTTCCTCAAGAAATCCTTCATCTCAGATTCACTCGTGCCGTACCGGAGGCAATCGCTCTCCAAAGCTTCGACAACTACCACATTCCCACTGCTCAACAGTGGGTTCATGCTCCATTCGACCGTTTCCTCAATTGCCACATTTGATACACCTTGTTCCTCCAGCTTCCCATCTAATATGCTCAGCATTTGGGATAAAACTCCTGAAGTTTCAAAGTGCCCGAGACCACGTATCATACCTTTAAGAATGACATGTTTGTCCCGTAATGTGGGTTTCAGATGCAATGTTTTAGAGAAGACACGGCCGACTTTGGGTGAATAACTGTAATGACCATCGGGGTGTTGTACGAAATAACAGCTGCAGAACTCAGCATTAGCGGTTTTGTTGGTCTCATGAATCGTGACCGTGACCTCCCAGTTGAACATTTTCTTGTAAAAATCAATAATTGATCCTTCCGAGAAAAGTCCACGCTTCGAGACGTGCACATAGGCCAGATTGTCATCTCCCAACACAACCATACGAACTACTCTCTCAATTTCGTCGTACGGCAAACCATAATGGACCATGTAAGCGATCAGCGCTACAACATTATTATGAGTGTTGGTGAAGGTTACATTCGGAACTCCCGAGTGGGTTCCACCATCACGTTGACACACCCTTGATAAGCGATCCTTATTTCGTTTCTGTCTGATGATCAACACGCGTTGTTCACGCAATTTGTCGATAATAGCTTCGGTTTCGCCAGAAAGTTCAGAAATCCGGTCAATTGAACTAGCCACTTGTTCCTGTGTTTGATTTGCTTCATACTTAGCCATATCTATTTCTATGGCGAAATATGCTCCCAGATCTTCATCAACCATGGTACGCCATCGCGCAACATCTTCAGAGGTTGATCCACTAATAAAGAAGATCGATTTTGGTCTCATCCTCCAATCCGATTCATCGGCGAGGGGATTCCACCAGTCACAGAGAGTTTTCTGAGCAACACTAACACAAGGGCTAGTTTGAACGGTCCAGTATTTATTCGGAACAAAGATGCCCCTTCCTTTGTTATCATCACCCTTGTGCAAAGCCGGTTCATCCTTGACAAACACCTCACAAGAGTAAGGTGTGCCAAGGTGATCAGCTAAATTATCAATTGCATCTTGGTAATTCTCACGAGCCTTTGGATCATTCCTTCTTCCATATTGAGTGTCAAGCCAACCCTGAGGAGTCAGCAATGGACGCTTGTCCAACCGGGCGGTGACATATTCTTGTGGCGGAAAGAAGGAGTGCAACTTCATATTTTCGATAGTTGAGTCCCACAGTTTGCATTGTTCATAGTCACTGTGTTCTACGCCGTCGTATAGGCGATTAATGATCGCACTATAATAACTAGCGTCTCCAGAAGACGGTGAATTAGGCATTCCATGGTAAGACGACACGACATATGGTATTCGCGCCGGTTGCACATCATTAGGCCGGAGAATCACAGGTGTGATTTCCTTGAAGGATAGAGCAGCTTGAAGATTGAGTTTTTCTTTACTGGTTTTAGCTTTCGAAACTAACTTGCGATTTGCAGCGATGTCAGCTGAGTTTTTCACCCTCTCATTTAACATGTTCTGCACATGTTGCGGGCAAATTGCGTATTTGATCGGCTCGGCACCGAAGAACTTATACGCCCCACTTTCGTAGGCCTCAGTTGACAACTGGTTCCACTTATTGTTAATTGCGGCAGTAGTCCTGGGAGCTATTTTGTTTGCAGTGAATTTGACGAGCCCGAAATATTTGCGTGGAACATAGGTGGCCATGTTGAAAGATGTTTCAACAGTGGCACCCGCCACATATAACGAGGTTTTAACAATCGTCGTTGATACGACGGGTTTCACCGCCGTTTCCATTCTCTTAAACGGAGCTTCCAGACCTGCGTACTCACACCATCCTTTAGTGATCTGAGCACACTTGCCCCACAAAGTATCACCATACTCCTCCCTCGTAACAAACACTCCATAATCCAGCTGTTCCAGCAGTGGTTTGAAGTTCTCTATATGTTCCTGGGCGGCGTTTTGTGACACCATTGACTCGACATAGGCAAGTGCAATTGTCATATTAAGTGATTCAATGAACCAGTTTTCCGCATTGCAATCAGTATACTCTGTCAAAACCAACCGTCGTGCAAAATTGGCTAGCGTCACATACCGAGCTTTACTCGGTAAGTGGCCAACCATCTGCAGACGCAGGCGGCGATAGAGCTCTTCATGGATCCGTACTTGGACTCTGTTCCTTGGCTTGATGAACAAAAATCCAGGTTTACGTTCCCATGACTCAACAGCAAATAATTTCACGGCAGTTGCACTCAAAATGGGCTCACTACTTTCTTCGACATAACATTTCTCCAGAGATAATTTCCCTTTTGTAACGTTTATCATGTAGAGGTGAGTGCCCAAAGCACGTTTGATGAGTGTGAAAGTCATAGTGTACACCTGACCATCAATAACTTCGTGACGACCACTTGCGTTGCTTAACCACATCATGTCTTGAGCATGTTCATACGTGAAACTATTCCCTTTCACGCTGAAATTGACAACACCATCGATCTTCTCATAATGCCCTTCCGCCGCAAAGCCTTCTGGTATAGTACCTGCCTTGTCGGGGAACATATGGGTGGAGATTAAACCTAACTTCTTCTTGGTTTCCAATACGGCCATACAAATCTCACGTGGTGTGAAATAATAGCCGGAGTGACTCCATGCCACTGCATCCGAAATAATGCAGTGGCAATCCTGCAACTTATTAGTGCAGAAATTTGCGGAGAATCTTTGGTGGATCGACATGTTACGGCTAACATCTTGTCCTGTCAATACGGGGTTGCAACTATGGTAATTAATGCCTACTTTCTTGCATAGCGGAGCCATTCGGTTCACAGATCCAGCGACGTCAGTTATCGATTTAACTCCGTACTTTTCGAATACGGGGAACATATCCTGTTCCATTGCCACGCGAGTCCAATGTAGAATCAAATGTTCATTCGTACCAAGGCTCATCGTGGTAGCTGCTTCCATCCCAGGGAATTCTATAAAGAATAATTCTGGCATATTTGGGGAAGACACCTTTCGATAAAAATCATGACGCACGCGATAGATCGGTGACTTACTTGCTTCAATTTTTGGTTCCGGATCTGCCAGATTGTTTGGCTCCGAGGCGGTTTTGTTACCGCCCTTACCCTTATTTCGATTTGACTTCGGGGCACCTGTTGATTTCTCGACAGGAGTTTTCTTCGTCTGATTTTTCGGAGACGGACCAGTTTTCACTGGATTTTTGCTGGGCAATTTGACAGAAAGCGTGGGACCAGATTTCTCCTCTACTCCATCCTTGGTCGGTTCTCGCTTCTGTTGGTTGCGATGGTTAATTGCTCCAGCGTTGAATTGTTTGGTATCCCGGGGAATTCCACCCCGGGGTCGGGCCCCTATA